AGCCAAATATCATCAAATGTTTTAAATTTACAAGATATAGTTTATAAAATAGATGGGAAAGAATTAATAGAATCAATTGAAAAAGGTTCAGTAAAATATCCTAAAGTATATAATTTATCTTTAGATAATGAACATGTTTATTATGCTAATGGATATTTAGTACATAATGAAAAAGGATCAGGATTATCTTTAGACCAATTAAATGCATTACATGAGGCAAATCGTCCTACGGATGATGGAGGTAATTTACCCCCTCCTAATTTTCCCTAATATAATTTGGTTTATTAAATTATTTTTTGTACCTATCTAAGGTATGTTCTACCTTATTGAAACAAAAGATCAACTTAACAAATTAAAAGAAAAAATACCTTTTAATCAGTACATATATCTTGAATATATTCAAGGTAATGATAACACTCATCCTGCATTAGCAGAAGTAATTGCTGTTTATCTTAATGTAGAAGACAAGGGATATATAATACCTATTAATCATCCAGAATGTATAAATTGGGATAAAGATGCTGTGTTTAGTGTTTTATCAAATTATGAATTTAAAGTTTATGATAAAAAAGCGGCTTTACATTTAAACCCCCAAATATCTTATACGGATATACAACATCAAACACCCCTTCAAACACAACATACAACACAAGCACACGCATGGTATTACCGAAAATTTCCACATACTAAAGTGAATAAAATGATACCTATTGGAAAACACCTAGAGCGTTGTAATAGTAAGTACAATGAAATAATCGGTTTTCCTCACGTAATCAATACATATTTTGATAACAAGTTATTACCTGCCTTATATAGGTTAGAGAAGAATGCATTAAAATTTAATGGCAAGTTTGACGATTATTTTACAACAAAGTGTAAAAAGTTTTCCATAAAAGAAAATTATATATACGGATGGTATAATCCATACACTACAACCGGAAGACCTGTAAATAATTTTAATGGGATAAATTTTGTAGGACTAAAACACGACAATGGAGAACGTGATTGTTTCGAACCAGACAATGATTTTTTTGTAGAAATGGATTATGATGGTTATCATCCGCGCCTAATAGGTGATATAGTCGGCTATCGATTCCATGGCAACGTACACAACGAACTCGCACAAATTTACTTTAAATCCAAGGAAATTACACCACAACAATATAAGGAAAGTAAAACACTTACATTTAAACAAATATATGGTGGTATAGATAAAGCGAACTTACATCATCCTTTTTTCCGTAAAACACAGGATTTTATAAATATTATTTGGGAAGAATTTAATAATAAAGGAGAAATTATATGTGGTGGTTATGAAATTAAAAAAGAAAACCACCCTAAAATACATGCTCAAAAGTTATTTAACTACTACATACAAGCTACAGAAACATATACTAATGTAGAAAAAATAAATGAAATACAAGATTATTTAGAAGATAAACAAACTAAATTAGTTCTTTACATATATGATGCGTTTATATTTGATGTGTCTAAATTAGATGGCAAACAAACCTTAATAGATTTACAAAATATACTTAGTAGTAAGTTTCCAATAAAATTAAAAGTTGGTAAACATTATGGTGCTTTAAGTTAAAGTTTATATTTATAGCTGAAATATTCCTATTTTTTATGAATAATAGACTTTACTGTACTTTTACTACTAATGAAAATGTTGAAGATATTATTGATAAGATTAAAAGATCTTATGTAATTCTCTTTAATAAAATTTTTATATTAGAAAGTTTGGATGAGCAAAAAATTATGCTTACATATAATGTAGATATGAATAATTCAACTGTTAGTAATATAGTAGATAATACAATATTAGTACATAGAAAAAAACAAACAAATACTCTTTATACAATTAATGCACTTAATGAGTTAATAAAGAGTTTAAATAATGGGGTTTTAGATAAAAAATTTCCTATAGAATGGAATGATTATAAAAATTGTATATTACTTATACAAGCAGAGGGTTTTAATAAAATAGATACAAAAGTAAAAGAAATCATAAGTCTTTAGTAAAAATTTGGATTAGTAAAAAAAACTTTGTACATTTATGCAAAGTTAAAGTTAACATTATATATTAATTAAAAATAAGTTATGAATTTAGATGAAATCAAGAATCGTTTAAACAAATTAAACAACAAAGGGGGCGGTGGTTCAAGTGACTACAAAAACAATTTTTGGAGACCGCCAGTGGGAGAAAAATCCCAAGTAAGATTAGTGCCTTATGCACACAATAAAGATTTTCCATTTATTGAGCTTTACTTTTACTTCGGTATTGGTAAACCAAGAATGATTGCCTTAACTAATTTTGATGAGTCAGATCCAATTATGGAATTTGCTAATCAATTAAGAAAGTCAGGTGATAAAGAAAATGGAGAATTAGCTAAAAAATTATACCCAAAACTTCGTATTTTTGCTCCTGTAGTAGTACGTGGAGAAGAAGATAAAGGAGTTAGATTTTGGGAATTTGGTAAAATGGTTTATCAAGAACTATTAGGTGTAATGGCTGATGAAGATTATGGTGATATTACTGCTATTCAAAATGGTAGAGATGTTACTGTAGAAGTAATTCCAGCAGCTGAAACTGGTAAGATGTTTAATACCACAACTGTACGTGTTAAACCAAACCAAACACCGTTATCTGAAAATGCTAATACAGCACAATCACTTTTAGATAATCAAAAGGATTTAGTTACTTTATTTAAAAAGTATACTTTTGAAGAAATGAAAGGTGAATTACAAAGTTATTTAAAACCAGCTGAAGAAGATGGTGGTAAAGAAACTGAAGTAAAAGAAGCACCTTCGAAAGTGAAAAAAGATATAGATAGTAAACTTGATGAATTATTTGATTAATGGCAAAGAAAAAAACAACAAATAGAGATGAACTAACAGGACTTATTGCTGATTCCTTAAATAAGAAATTTAATAAAACTCATCATAGAGTAGCTTATTTTCTAGATGGCAGTGAAGATTCCCCAACAGACGTCAGCGATTGGGTTTCTACAGGATCTACAGTACTGGACCTGGCCATTTCAAATCGCCCTAATGGAGGTTTTCCAGTTTCCAAAATCGTTGAAATCACTGGTCTAGAACAGAGTGGTAAGTCCCTGTTAGCATCTCATATTATAGCAAATACACAAAAGAAAGATGGTGTTGCAGTATACATTGATACTGAATCATCACTGAATTCTCAATTTTTACAAGCAATTGGAGTTGATGTAGAAAAGATGGTTTATTTACCTCTTGAAACAGTTGAGGATATTATGGATGCAATTGAAAATGTAATCCTTAAAGTCCGAGAGAAAAATCCAGATAAACTTGTAACTATTGTAGTTGATTCAGTAGCTGCGGCAACCACTAAAATTGAATCAGCCGCTGACTTTGAAAAAGATGGTTATGCTACTCAAAAAGCAATTATACTATCTAAAGCCATGCGTAAAATTACCAACTTAATTGGTAAGGAAAAAATACTTTTAGTATTCACGAACCAGTTAAGACAAAAAATGGGTGCAATGCCATTTGCTGATCAATATACTACTTCAGGAGGTAAGGCACTACAATTTCATGCATCAGTTAGATTAAGACTTAAACAAGTTGGGAAACTTAAAGAAAAAATCAACGGTGTAGAAGAAGTTGTAGGGTCTGAGGTAGAAGCAATTGTAGTTAAAAATAGAATGGGACCACCGAACCGTAAAATTCGATATAATGTTTTTTATAGACAAGGTATAGACGATTATGGTGGATGGTTAAAATTGATGAAAAACTATAAAGTAGTTAAACAGTCAGGTCCTATTTGTAAATATGTTGATACAACAACAGGAGAAGAACTTACATTTTATGGTAAAGATTTACAACAACTTTGTGAAGAAAGACCAGAAATAAAAGAACAAATGTATAAAGATACCTGCGAACAGTATGTTATGAAATATCAACATGAAGATGCTCAAGGTATGGATCCTGATATTGAAATCGATGAATCAGGGTTATAATGAGCGATATATTTAGTCTATTAGATAACGTTAAAGAAAATGACTCTTTAGGGGTCAATGACAGAGTACTAATTGTAGATGGTCTTAATTTATATTTAAGAGTATTTTTCTTT